TGAGACTCTGCATCATCACGGTTTTTTACTGGATCATCAATCAACAGTACATGCGCACCTTTACCCGTGATACCACCACCAACACCAGCTGCAACGTAGCCACCACCGTGTGTAGTTTGCCAAGACTCTACAGATTGCGAGTCTTTATCTAGTTTTGTGTCTTCAAATACGGTTTTATAATTAGGTTCTCTTAAAACTTGTCTAACTTTCCTAGAAAAACTCATAGCTAAAGATCCAGAATACGAACAACTAATAAATTCGTGCCCTGGGTTACGCCCGAGATGCCAAGCAGGGAAAGCAATACTAGCCAAGGTTGATTTGCCGTGACGAGGAGGCATAAACAGCATAAGCCTTGGGGATTTCTTATCTGCTACGTCCTGGCTAAATTTTTCTAGCCTTTTACAGATGTCTTTGTGTACCCAACCTGCTTGGTAATCAGGATTAAACTTTTCTACAAACGGAATCATGCGTTTTCGCGACAAAATACGCCTTGCAAGCTCTTGTTCGGCCTTAACTTGCGCTTTTTCTTGTTTTTTTGCTTCTTTTTCTTGTTTTTTAGGCATAGGAAGCTGTTCTGCCTCGTCTGCAGCGCAATAAACGCACAAACCTTTAGGCAAAACAAGGTTATCTGCTAAAAGTTTCTTACATTTATAGCATTCTATCTTTGGAAGCTCTGTCACTACTTTTTCTTTTTCTTAGCTGCTTTCTTTTTCTTTTTAACTGGCCCTCTAGGGTAGCCTTTTCCATAGCCCATGCTTTTTCTCCTTTATTAACACTTCCAGCGCCTACGCGCTTGCCTAATTCTTGAATTTGGGTCGTTTCTCGTTTTAGCAGAGCTTCTTTTTAGCTGTCCTGCACTCCTAGCGCAATAAGATTTACGTCTTTTTGCTGCTTTTGAGCCTTTTTTGACTTTTCCGGTAACTGCTGTCTTTAATTTAGAGCCTGGGTTCGCTTTTCTATACGCAGCGACCCCTTTTTTGGTCATTCCTGCGCCGGATTTGGTTTTTCGGTAGTTTCCGCCCTTACCCGTAGTTTTTCTTATAGCTTTTGCTCTTTTCCTAGGCATTATTTTCTCTTACTCTGTGATCTCTTTATAGCTTTATTTGTAGGAGCTCCTTTTGCGCCTTTTTTACGCATAGGTTTACCTTTTTTTCTTTTTTGGGCTATGTTGTACCACAAACCTTTTTTAGCTGTCCTACCATCTTTAGTTTTATGTGTTTTCTTTTTTGCTGGCATTACTTCTTTCCCCCTTTGTACGACTTCTTAGTTGTACCTTTCTTCTTGCCTTTTTTCATCTTCATGCTTTTTGGTTTTGCGTTTATACAATGTGCCATAGTTATAACCTCACAATATCGTTAATATCATTTTTCGGAACTACAAACCGCGAAAGGAAGGGTACTTCCGATTTTTCATTATCACCCGCCCGCCTGGGTCCGAGCTCTATATTAAATAGTTTACCATTAACTTGTAGGAAAGCGTCAACATATTGTTTAACTGTATATGATTTACCCGAGCCGATTGGTTCTATTTGTTTTGTTCCAGGTTGCCCAACTGCAGATACTATTGCTGCGCACAAGTCGTCTACGTGCACATAGTCTCTGACACAAGTGCCGTCGTCCGTATCGTAATCGTTTCCAAAAATAGTAAAACTTTTTGACTCTATTGCAGCTTGCGTTGCCGCATACAAACCTTCTGGGTTCGTTGGCGTCCGACCACCGACATTAAAGAAACGAAAAATTGTATAGTCCGGACAGTTCTCTTTTACTATTTCTTCGGCAGCTAACTTAGATAGCGCATAAGGTGACGTAGGATCGTACGCCGCACCTGTGGATGCTAAAAGAAATTTTGCGTTGGGGAATTTTTCTATTACGTTTTTTGTGCCGACCAGATTTGTATAAAAGTAGGCTGTAGGTTTTTTAACGCTTTCGCCTACTTTTACTAACGCTGCTAAATGTACTACTACATCTACACTAGGATCTATGTCGTTGGCCGCACGTCGGATGTCCCAATCTTCTATGTCGAAGGTTAAAAGTTTAATCCCTTGTTTGGTTTTTAATTGTTTTACTAGCTCGGTGCCTATATAACCCCTGGCGCCCGTTACTGCTACAATCACTTCTGCGGTTCTAAGTAAGACATATCTACTCCGGCTAGTTTTAAAAGCTCGGAATCCGGCAGTCGTTCTAGTTGCTGGATCTTGTCTACATTTATATTAACTTGTGTTGCTTGTTCAGGTGCGAATAACCCATGTAGTTTACATAGGGAGTCGACGACGTTTTTTTCTTCTGTGGCGGTGGCCGATTTTCGGTGGGCCTCAAGATACATAGTGGTGGCCGTGTTTCTATCGAACTTCACCTCTTCGCGCATTTCCTCGCGTAAGTATTCTATGGCCTGGTTGATTTTTGGTTTTTTAAAAACTTCGTACACATGGTCCATGTTTCTGTAACCAGCAGCTCTACCTGCCGCAGATTTATTTAGTCCTCTTAGGTGAAACAATATCAATCTTTCTTCTTGGACAGAAAGCTCGGATAATTTTACTCCCGCGTAAGGAAAATGGGATTGAAGTTCGACTCTATCTTCGTCAGTAACTTCCATTGGTTGATCTGCGACTAAGCTCATATTCCTAAATATACCTTATAACGTTTTATAAGGGAAATTTATAATAGAAAATTTTTTTTGAAAAAGTAGTTCTATATCGCCTTCTCATCCCCACATCCCTATGCCAGCGACCCACCCCCTCCCCGAATCCGATTTCTAAACGTAACTCTAGGTTTCATCGATTGGAACCTTGTCTTGAAAAATACAGGTACTGGAACAGCGTAAAGCTGTTCTTCCATATAGGTTTGTGAAGGGTATAACAGGCGTTGTACTCAATTAACTAGCTATATAGGAGATTATCATGGCTAATACAATAACTAAGTCTTTCGACACTAACACTGTCAAAGCAAACAAAGGCAGAGCTTTATCTGTCTCCAAGAACGGCAACCTAAACATGGACGCTAAAGTAGCGAACCCAGCTTACGAAGAGAAAGCGAAGAAGGGCACACCTGAGTCATACAAAATGACATCTATCAGGGACTGCTTCGACTTCTTCTTACTCAAAGAGGATGGTTCAGTATCGTTCAAACTTAAACCACATGTAAACCTAGCCGGTGGCACAGCAGTCACAGCGTTCGGTAGAGAGTGGACACCGCAGGACGAGGAGTAATCATGAGAATATCATATACTCTAGGTCGTATAACTAAGGGAGTAGCGAAAGCTGCTCTTCCTGTTGGCAAATGGGCAACCCAACAAGCAGCCAACATAACATCGGAATTTGTGCGTGGTATGGCAGAACAACCTACTATCACCAAGGTCGAGAATATCGATGAGGAAATCAAGCAAGAACTAGCATCTGAGCCAGTTCAACCTGAGCTTCCTTTAGAGCATCCTGAACAACCAACTAGGAGTTCAGTATGAATATACATTACTTACCAGAGTCCATATGGGCTCTGGTTGAACATTGGAGAACATAATGAATATATCATTAGTACTTATTGATTACGCAGCAATCGCAGTAATCGTTTACATATCGCTGACTATCTTAACTAGAGCAGCCATCATTGGGCTATACGCCTACTTCATTAGAGAATTTTTCAAGTCTGAATCATCCTCAACATCATCGGTCAAGTCTGACCAATTCAATCCTAACTTAGATTTCTAAATTAGCCATCATAGGAGCCCTTCGGGGCTTCTTCTTTTTTTTAACCAACTCTCCGCCCGCTACGCGCCCGGAATCCACCCGTTATAGGAGCTACTATCATGCCTTTTCACTACTATCATCACGAGCGTATGCGAGTGTGCCTTGTGCATACAACATGCTTGACTTTGGTTCCTTGTGTTCCACGGACCTGCCCCGATGTGGAACCAGTTCATGGAACCACGACAATGCCTGTTAATATGCCAAGGCGGCGGCGTTGGCCTGCCTGCGGTTCCACGGTTCCGCTAAGTTCAGCTGCTATGTTATTACGA